AAACCAGAATATTTTTAAGGACGTAATATTGGACCAAGCGGAGTTTAGTGAGACAGCGGAATCTTTACAAATAACCGACCAAATAGCAAATTCTCTATCACAAACGAATAAAGCGTATATTGGTCAAAATTTATATAATGTTTATTCGGCTAGAAGTTATCGAGTAGATATTGAAATGCTTGGTGATGCAATGATTCAACCAATGATGTACTTCCAATTGGATAACATACCCATGTTCCATGGTGCTTATCTAATTACTAGGGTTAAACATAGTATTAAGCCTAATAATATGTCAACATTATTTAGCGGAGTAAGAATTAAAAGAATTGAAACACCGTTAATTGATGCGGCGGCAATATATTCATCAATACTTAATGGATATAAATTACCACCAGCAACCGCTGGCTCTGTATTATCAAGAAGCACTGGTTCATTTGCTCCGATAGTTGTTACATTACAACACAACGGCGCAATCAACGCACACCTAACTGAAACGTTTGGTAAGAATAAGCTTAGGGTTGTAAATGCGCCTAGTGGTGTTGGTAATACGAAAAAGAATGCAACCAATACGTTTGGTAATATGATGCTAAGTGAAGCAGCGGATGCGTTAGAGTTGATGTTAAGTCACTTTGCGATATACGCTAAGAATAATAATTATAAAAAAGATGCGAATGGTAATTATATAACAATTACTAGTTTGTATCGTGATTATATCAAACAACAGAGTTTATATAATAGTTCGAAAAAGAATGGTTCGGTTGCTGCTGTTGGTACATCATATCATGGGTGGGGTCTTGCTGTGGATTTACAAACGATTGATGTCAACGGTAACCCATTGGCTATTTCAACGGCCTCAGATAATATTAAAAGAGGTTTTGACCGAACCATTAATATTTCACTTACTTGGTTCTTAGAAAACTGCTATAAATATGGGTTCTTTATGCCGTCAAAATTAAGAGATGGTTTCGGTGTTGAAGAATTCTGGCACTTTGAATATCATGGTACGGCGGCTATGTGTTTATGGAAGAAATATCCAGTGGTGAATAATAACAACAACGTTGTTAAGATTCCAGAAGGAGCCACATATTTTGATATTGTTAAAAACCCGTTAGAACCAGATGGTAAGGCGGCGATATATTCAACGTGTGAGTTCTTATCGATTAAACAAGGTGATGGTAGCGATAATTTCTATGGTGGTTATGTTGATACTAGAGTAACACAATCGAATGAAATTAAAACAATTTATGTTCCAGCATTAGCTGTTGTTGCTAATGAGAACAAATTAACGAAAGGTATACAATTATTACTACAAGCACAAACACAACATGAGGGTTTTAACGATAACCCAGCCAGTAAATCGTTTAGGACAAACAATCCAGGTAATGTTGGTACATACGGTAATGGGGTTAAAGTAACCAGTTTTGATTCGCTTAACCAAGGCGTTGCCGCACAATGGGATAAGGTTCTTGGCCCAACATTCTTAAATAAGTCCAAATACTATGAACCAACAATGTCGTTATTTAATTATTTATCGGTTTACGCACCACCTAGCGATAATAACAACCCAACAGCATATACAAATTTTGTTATAAATTATTTTAAATATGTTGGTAATTTAACAATTACCGATAAAACAACATTATTAGAGATAAAAGCAATTGTTTAATTAAAAAATATTTCGTATATTTGCGAAATGAAGATAGGAAATATAGTTTCAACGACCAAAATAGATGTTTCAGTCGATTTCAACGTGGTAGAGTCCTTGGGTGATATCATTCAAGGGCTACCAACGTTGATTGTCGGATGGGATTTTGTGAAGAAAAACTACCCAGATTATAATATTATAGATAGAAAGCTCGGCGATAATCTTTATTGGACATTCAAAAAAACCGAAAAGAGAGAACTACACGAAGAAGATATTTACAACTTCAAACAAGAAACATATGGCCATCTTATAAAAGATATTGAATATGTGTTCATTGACCCAATACAACAAAAAGGACAAACAATAAAAAAAATCATAAAAAAAATAAAATCTTTTGATAGATTAATTGCGTATACCCACGATAGTATGGTTTATTTATATGCAGAAAACATCGTATTTGGCATAGATTTAAGCCTTTTAGAATTTATTGGAATACTCCCTAGTAAAATTACGCAAATGGTGAGTACTTTTGCTCATGTGTCTTTGACGAAAGAAAACATATTTATAGAGTACAGAAAACGAATAGAAAACCTTGATAATCAAGTTAAATACATTCCTTTCTTATACACTATAGAAAATGGATAAAATCATAACGCTAGCTTCCTTTATTTTCCCTGAAAGACTTGATTGGTTCACCGAATATTTGGGGGCTAAATTCAACATACCTAAGGACAAAATATTCGGTTATAAAAATTTAGATGACGAGTCTAAGTTAATTATCACTTTTAGGTTAATCATCCCAGAAGGAAAATATTTAAACCTTAAGGATTTATTTCCAAACGCAATAACTATCCACAAAAAGGGCGATGCCCTATACACCATAAATGCCTTGAATAAACTAATTGAGGCTGATATCGGCGATTCTATTGGTAATATCGACTATAAGACCCATATCATCAATTGGGATGAATACCAAAACAAGTTGATTCTCATCGACAACAAAAAATTGAGCTTTCTAAACATAAAGCGGCTTTTTTAGGTAGATTAGGATATTTATATGTAATCTAAGTATTTAAAATAGCAGTTATGAAAGACGAAAAATTCAACCAAGACATTAAAAAGGCCGTTGACGGTTATTTAGGTGTCCAACCAACATTAGACGAAACAGACCAAGAAATGGATTGCTCATCTGGTGTTTGCGTAATTAAAAATGATAAGAGTATCCTTGAAAGGATAAACAAAAAAATAATAACAGAAGACGGTAGACAATTATTGATTTAACATGGCCCAAAAATTTAACCAGAGCTTACTAAATGAAGAGCTTAAGAAATTCAAAATGATTTCCGAGTATACATTCTATACCGAAGAACCAAAAAAAGACGACGCTGAGGACCTTATTTTAGGTGCTGGTGGTTTAGCTGAGGTTGATGATGACCCAAATGATGTCGATAGTGCTGAAGTACCTGACGCTGGCGATGATTCTAACACCGCCGCTGCTGACCCTGCCGCCGCACCAGCTGTACCAGATGCTGCCGCCGCAACCCCTGATATGGACCCTACAGCCGATGCTGGGGCCGTTGCACCGCCTGATATGGGTGCTGATGCCGCTGCTGTGCCATTACCACCACCCGACAATGCTGGTGGCGACGAAGTAGAGGTTGATGTAACATCACTTGTTAAAGGTAGCGAAGAAGCAAAACAATCGGCTGATAACGCAAGTCAAAATACCGACACATTATTAGCTAAGTTTCAAGAATTAGAGAGTAGAGTCGGTGCTATGGCTGCAATCAGTGATAAAATCGAAACACTAGAAAAAGAAATAATCAAACGTAACCCAACCCCAATTGAATCATTAGAAATGAGGTCAATGAAATCATTCCCATATAACATTAAACTAACAGATTATTGGAAAGATGTTGAAGGATATGACCCAGACGGAGAACAAAAAGAAAAAGAATATGTTTTAACACAAGACGACGTTGATGCAGATTTTGCAGATGCATCGGTTAAAAAATCATTTGACGAAATAGATTACGAAGAAGAAGATATATCATAATTAATCAAATACCAACAAAAAGGGACTTTTTAGTCCCTTTTTTTTTATTTTAAAATATATTTCACTCAGAAGTTGCAACGACAAAAAATGTGTCGTATATTTGCCGTATTAATTACAAAGAAACCCAGTAAACCACTTGACTTTCTCTAATTATTTAGTATATTTGTATAAGAAAAATTAACATAATAACAAGTATATATAACACACAAAAAACAAAAACCAAACACGACTATGGAAACAACAACAAAGACAACAACACAGAGCACATTAGATGCAATGCTAGCGCAGTACGAGACCAACACAAACTCCTACACTAAAGCTGACGCTAAGGTTTACGACCTAAAGAATTATTTTACAACGCACATCGGTGACAAAGTAAAAACTGCAACAAAAAGAATCAGAATCCTCCCAACAAAAGACGGCTCAACACCATTCGTAGAACTTCATGGACA